CTGAAAGCGAAAGCGCATGAAGTGGGTGTACTGCCATCACAGCTTAAGGAATTGTACTCATGGTTCACCGGCAACCTGAAGGTCACAAAAGAGCAGATTGACACAACGAAAGAGCAGAGCAGGGCGGATGCCGAAAAACAGCTCCAGAAGGAATGGGGATACGCTTACAAGCAGAGGCTTGAAGTTGCTCAGAATGCATTACAGCATTTCGCTGATAAGGAGATGATGCAGTTCTTGGAAGAGAGCGGATTCGGCAATAACCCGAATGTAGTCAGGTTCATGAGCCGTATAGCCAGCGAGTTCGGCGAGGATAAGTTTAAGGGCTCAAGCAAGACTACTGCGATGACACCGGCAGAAGCGCAGATTGAGATACAGCGTATAGAGAACGATGATAAGTCGCCTTATTATGACTCATCTCATCCTGAACATGGCGCTCTTGTTGACAGAATGCAAACCCTGTACGCAATAGCGTACCCGGAATAAGGATATTTTGAGAGATGGATACACGGTTTATAGCATTGAAATGCCTTGAGATGGCATTGAATAACGGCTCGCAGGTTGCCCGCCAGAATTATCTGGAGCGAGCTCAGGAGATGTATGACTGGGTAACGAGCAAGAAAACAGTACAGGCAACAACGAAACAGGCGACTACGCCTAAAGAGTAATACAGGACACTCTCCGCTTCCGTGCGGAGACCCGGTTTAACACGAAGCATTATGTTAGACCCAGCTCCTTGAAGCTGGACACTCTGACGCAACAAGTTAGTTTGAACAGCAAAAAACACAAGGAGCTTTTAAAATGTCAGATGAAATCACAGTAGCCCAAATAAAGCAGTTTGGGAACACATTCAGGCAGAAGTTTCAACAGAGAACTTCAAAGTGGCTTTCTACGTCGGAAGTGAAACATATCAAGGGCAAGGAGACTACCTTTGAGAGCATCAGTCCCACGGATGACGTCGAGGACATCAACACCCAGTTTCCCGATACACCGATCGGGGAAACGAAATACGGGCGCAGGACGGTAAAGACCAAAGGCGCGCATACCGCTCGGCTGGTTGACCCGACCGACGTGGTTCGTATCATAACCGACCCAACCAGCGCGATAACCTCCTCGCTTGCCGCGATGATGGGGCGCAAGGTAGACAAAAGGGCGTTTGCCGCCGCTTTTGGTACGGCATACGAAGGTGAAGAGGGAGAGACTCCAGTGGCGTTTCCTGCGGCAAACGTGATAGCCGCCGGAGGTGACGGGCTGACACTTACCAAGCTGATGGACGCTAAGGAAATCTTTGATAACAGGGATATTCCTGATGACAACAGGTATGTCGGCATCACAGGTTCGCAGTTGCGCAACCTTCTGAACACAACTGAAATCAAGAACTCCGACTACAACAACATCAAGGCACTGGTAAACGGTCAGGTTAATCATTTTCTGGGCTTCACCTTTATGCGGTTCTCCCAGAGCGTAATGCCGCTCGATGAGAACAATTACCGCCGTATACCGGTATGGTACAAGGGTGCGCTCGGATGCGCGATCAATGAGGACATTAAAATCAGAATCGACATGCTGCCTACTAAAAGTTACGCCAAGCAGATTTATATCCGCATGGATAACGGCTGGGGCAGGATCGACGACGACCTCATCCTTGAAATGAAGTGCGTTGAAGCGGCGTAACCTGTAAACGAAACAACCAACTTTTACCTATAAGGAGAAGTGAGATATGCCAACTATAAACGGGGATGTACGGACGGCGTTCAATAACGGTACACGCTTGGATGCCGCAATCTCAAACGCGAAGATAAAGGCGTACTTCGACTCAAAGACGCTGGCGGCTCTGCCTGCCGGTGACGATGTGGCGATGTTCGCTGACTTACCGAAAAACGGGCGCATCGTGGATGTGATCCTCGATCACGTCGCGCTGGGTGCGAATACCTCGCTCAAGGTGGGTGACTCCGCTGATGACGACCGCTATATCGGTTCTACTGCCAGTGACGCCGCAGGCGTGAAACGGCTGGATCAGATTGCCGGCCGCCAGTACAAGCTCGGCACCGACGCTGACGGCAAGGATCTCGGTATCCGTGTCAAGAACAGCGGTACCGCATCCGCTTCCGGTGAGATAAAGCTCACCATGCTTGTAGCACAGGTTTAAACGTATAACAGCGGGCGGGGTTATGCCCTGCCCGCTTTAAGGTGATGTATGGAAATATACCTTGAAATGGCAAACGCGGCGTTACGGTTGGTAGGTGCTCGCCCTATCATTGCGATAGACGATCTTGGCGATGAAAATGCCCTTATAGTCAACGCTCTTTATGAACCTATACGTGACAACCTTTTGGAATCTCATCCATGGAACTTCGCTACGAAACGATCCGCGAAACTTATCGCCGATGCACAGGCACCTGAATTCAGGTATCCGTACAGGTATCCGAAACCGGCTAACTGCCTGCGTATACTTGACGTGTATCCTTCAACAGCCAAATCAGTGGTTGAGGGTGACTTTATTCTGGCGGATACGCCGGATATCCAAGTCCGGTATATAGAACATATCACTGACGATACCAAGTTTCCGCCGCGATTCAAGTTTATCTATGTGCTGAAACTTTCCGCGGATATGTGTTTCGCGATTACGCATTCAGACCGCCTGACAAAGACGCGATACGCTATTTTCAACGAACAGTTTGCTTCTACCAAGGCGGTGGAGGGACAGGAAGGGGATATCGAGGTTATTGATAATCCGACTTCATGGATACAGGAGAGGTACTGATGAGACGACTATTCGCTATTTTCTTAATGTGGTTATTAATCGTTCAGCCGGTTTACGCTAACAAAGCGACGGTTTTAATGAACAATTTCACCAGAGGGGACATATCGCCTCTGGTAGAGAACAGGACAGATTTAACTTTCTACTACAATGCGGCATCACGGCTGGAAAACTTCGTCATACTCCCGTATGGCGGCATAACCAAAACGCCGGGCACGCGGTTTGTGGCTGAAGTGAAAAACAGTGCCAAGAAAGTGCGCTTGATACCGTTCCAGTTCAATACGGATCAGGCATATATTTTAGAGTTTGGAGACGGATATATCAGGTTTTACATGAACGGCGGGCGGATCGAGAGCGGCGGAAACCCTTACGAGATTGCCAGCCCGTACACTGAAGCAGACCTGTTTGACATACAATACGCGCAATCCGCAGATGTAATGTATCTGGTGCATAAGAAATACGCGCCCAGAAAACTGAGCCGGACAGGGCATACCTCATGGACGCTGACCATTGTTGATTTTCAATGGGGGCCGTTCATGCCGCCGAATTCAAACTTATCGCACACAATGGACGCAGTTGCCGCAACCGGCACAACTCAAATAGTCAGCAACATATCGTATTTTACCAACGACCATGTTGGCGCGGCTATAAAGATCAATTACGGATCAACTACCGGATGGGCACTAATCACGTCTGTTGACAGCGGGCATCAGGTGACTGTGACTGTAAAAGAACCATTGCCGACTGCGGCGACAAACAACTGGTGGATAGGAGCGTGGAACAAAGTACATGGATACCCTTCGTGCGTGACGTTTTTCGGGCAACGGCTATATTTTGCGGGCAGTACGGACAGACCGCAAACAGTATGGGGAAGCGTAACCAAGGGTTATGAAACTTTCAAGACCGGAGCTGAGGAAGACGATTCGGTAGAATACACTATCGCCAGTAATCAGGTAAACGCTATACAGTGGATATCTGCCTCCAAGATACTGGTAATCGGCACACATGGCGGTGTATTCAATATGACTGCCGGCAGTGACGAACCGATTACTCCTTCCAATGTGCGGGTCAGTGAGGAGACCGCCTACGGGTGCAATCATGTTGTACCTGTCCGTATAGGCAACTTCGTGTATTACATTCAGCGCGGCGACAGGCAACTGCGCGAGTTCGCCTATAACTTCGAGCGGGACGGGTACATCGCAAACGAGATGACCTTGTTATCGCCTGATATGACGGAATCCGGTTTAGTAGACACCGCATACCAGCAGTCACCGTACAATATCCTGTGGTGCGTGCGGGCTGATGGGAAAATCGCTACTCTTACACGGCTTATCGAACAGGAAGTATCCGGCTGGAGTTTGCAGACCACGGACGGGAATTATGAGAGCGTGGCGGTTATACCCAACAACGAGCAGGATCAAGTCTGGGTATCCGTTAAACGCACCATTAACGGTACGAACAAGCGGTACATAGAGTATTTCAACAACTTCGATATCGAGATGGACGATGTTTCGGACTCCTTCTTTGTGCATAGCGGGTTAAGTTATGAAGGCGCTCCCGTATCCGTTATCAGCGGACTTGACCATCTTGAGGGCGAGGAAGTTGTCATATTGGCGGACGGGGTAAAGGTAAGCGGCAAAACAGTTAGTTCCGGTAGTGTCACTCTGGATGCTCCGGCATCAAAGATTCACGCGGGGAAGGCGTATTCAGCGTATCTTGAGACGCTTGATCCTGAAGCAGGCTCAGTGCTCGGTACCGCGCAGACCAAGAAGAAGTATGTCTATAACTCTGTCCTTCGGTTATGTTCCAGCAGGGGCGGATCATTCGGCACACTTTCAAAACAGTATGACCTTCGATATTCAGGTACCGGATTGTTTACCGGTGACCTTGAAATACGTCCTCCCTCCGAGTACGTAAATAAAGCCATCATGGTGATAGACCATGACGATCCGTACCCTTTCACATTAACCGCTCTTGTACTCTATGAGGAGACCTATGACAGATGAGCGATGTCAGGGTGACTCAGGTATCAGACAGATTCATTGATGAGTTCGTTTATGAAGGTGTTGAAAGTGACCTTATGGGAGTCAGTGACGCGCGCAGGATGCTTCATATCTTTAACAGTCAGGGCGAGTCGCGGGCTATTCTGGTGAACGGTAAACCGGTGGCGTTTGTGGGAGTATTCGCGGTAAATGAGTGCGTTGGTCAGATATGGGGCTTCTTCAATACGTCTATTCAAAAGAACCTCAAAAGCATCATGACCGCATTGAAGGGGTTACTTCTCATGACAGTCGCTGAGAACAGGTTCCATAGATTACAGGCGGTTTGCAAGGATGGAAGCGACAAAGCTCATAACCTGATTACTCATTTCGGGTTTGAGAAAGAAGGCGTGCTTCGGGCATTCGGTACAAATAGGGAAAACTTCGTGATGTACTCACGTATTATCGGGGGCGTGTGATGGATCCATTGACCATGATGGCATTGGTAGCGTTGTTTACCGGCACCGGTCTGGCAATATCCGGTCAGCATAAAGAGGCGCAGGATCGGTCAGCCGCAGAAAAGTACAATGCCCAGCTGGCTGAACAGCAGGCTGGTGATGTGGCTGAATCCGGCAGGCTTGAGGAAGAACGGCTGAAACGGGAAAAGAAGCGGTTAATGAGCAGACAGAAATCGCTATACGCTCATGCTGGGGTAAATCCCCTGGAAGGGTCACCGCTTGAAGTGATGGCAGATTCCGCGGCGGCTATGGAGATGGATATCGCCGCTAACCGGTACAACACTCAGGCAGGCGTAAACCGATATGTCGGCGAAGCGAATTACCGGAGATGGATGGCAAAGAACGTTAAATCACAAGCACCGTTAAGTATGGGATCAACATTATTGACTGCCGGCTCAGGCATGGCAGGGATATTGAGGTAAAGTATGCCAAGAATACCACAGTATGAGAGCAGAGTAGGCTTAACCACGGAAGCGAGCGGAACACGGTTTTCTCAGGATGCCGCGGCTATGACCGGACAGAGTATGCAGAACCTCGGTTCCTCGGCAATGAACGCCGCTATGGCGCTGGATGATTACGGTGACCGGATACGGCAGGTACGAAATCAGGAAGAGATTTCACGTGCCGCCATAGAAGCGGAAAAGACGTTTGTTTCACTGTATGACGAGGCGAGTACCGATCCCGATTACCTGAATTATCATGACCGGTACAATAAACGGATACAGTCGAAAAAGTGTGAGCTGGGCAAAAAGATTACGGATAAGGACGCGAAACGGTCATTTGAAAGAGCGTATGACGAGTCTGCTTTACAGGCTGGTATTAAGATAAAGAATATCATGGATAAACGGCTCATCGAGGCGAAACTGGCGTCACTGGATGAGCAGATAGAATTGAGCAAGGAACGGTTTTTTAACGCCGGTACCGCCGAGGAACAGGACAAAGTTGTATCGACCATAGAGAAGCTGATCGACCATAACCAGAGCCTTGGGGTGATATCCGCGGAGACGGCTGTTACGAAAAAACAGGGGCTTAAGAAGTCGTTTATTGAAGAAAATTTATATAGATTGCTTGATAACGACCCATTCAAATTATATGAGCGGTTGGAGAATAACGATATAAAAAACCTTAGTAAAAAAGAGACTGTTGAATGGAAAGCTAA